TCAATAATCTTCTTTCGAAATCTTATATGTGGGATATTAGATATCAATTGATTCTTAATAATCTTTGGGATCTTTCTTCCACTTCAATGTTGTCATACACAATAGCTATGCAACATATCAGATCTTTGGAATTATTATTTGTCGGAGAAATTCCTATTAGATTTCAAAGACATCAGAATAGAGTATATGCTGATATGGGTTGGGGAACATCCCAATGTCCAGAAGGAACAGAATTAGTATTTGAATGTTATAAATTAATCGATCCAGAAATTTTTAATGACGTTTATAATGATCGTTGGATAAAAGAATATGCTACTGCATTAATTAAACGTCAATGGGGAGAGAATCTTCGTAAATTCCAAGGGATAACTCTTCCGGGTGGTATCAATTTAAATGGTGATAATATCTATCAAGATGCTCTTCAACAAATAAAGCAACTTGAAGCAGAAATGCAAGATAAGTACGAACTCCCGTGCGAGCTAATGATTGGGTAAATTAATTTTTAAAAAAATGTAGGTCGCGGAACCAGCATTCCCACCTACTCTAAATCCAAAACTTTAATATAGGAGATTCAGCTATGAATATTTATACCATATATAAAGCAAAAAATGTAATTAACGGAAAAGTCTACATTGGTTTTACCCAAAACTTTGATAAAAGGAAAAAAGACCATATAAAAAATGTCACAGAAAAACTAAATAATAAACATTTTTCTGCATTTTATGAAGCAATTAGAAAATATGGAATTAATAATTTTTCGTGGGAAGTTCTATATCAATCTAAATATAGAGAACATACAAAAAATGTAATGGAAAATTATTTCATCCTCGAATATAAATCATATTGTGGGTTTATAGATTGCAAGGGTTACAATTTAACTCTGGGCGGTGAAGGATCACATGGAAGAAAATGTGGGCGCTCGACCAAAAATAAAATAAGAAAAAAAGCTCTCGAAAGATTTAAAGATGAAAAATTTAAATCCAAACATTCCGAAATAATGAAACAATGGTACGAAAACCTAACCGAAGAACAGAAAGAAGAAACTTCCAAAAAAATTTCCGAATCATTAATAGGAAACCAATATGCTTTAGGAATGACTTATTCGCACACAGAAGAAGCAAAAGAAAAAATCTCAAAAAGTAGATTAGGGAAAAAACCTTCAAAAGAAACTGTGGAAAAACAAAAACAATCCAGAACAGGGAAAGGAATGGGAGAAAGAAATTCTATGGCCGATCCAGAAAATCGAAAAAAAGTTTCCGAATCCAAAATAGGAAGAAAAAAATACATAAATATTGAATTAAACAAATTTAAATATTGTTTTCCGGGAACAGAGCCGGAAGGATATAAATTAATATCGGACATATAAAATAATGGCTACTTCAGCATTTTTTAATAATTACAAATCCAAGCCAGAACAAAATCTTGTTGAGGATTTAATTCACGAAGCAGTCAAAATCATGGGATTTGATTGTTATTATTTACCAAATTCAAATGACCAAGCAAGGGATTTAGTATTCTCAGATGATCCTCTTAAAAAATTTGAGGCAGCATATCCTCTAGAAGTCTATCTTTCAAATTCTGTAGATCCTGGAATGTCCGGAGAATTTTTTTCCAAATTTGGCTTAGAAATTAAAAACTCTATAAGAATTCAAATGCCAAGAAGAGCATTTGCTAAAAGAGTTCCTCAAGATAAATTTCAAAGACCAAGAGAAGGAGATTTAGTTTATATTCCATTTTTATCGGGAACCGGAGAACTTTATGAAATTAAATTTGTAAACGATGCTACGGATTTCTTTACTCTGGGTAGATCTTCTCCATATTATTGGGAACTTGAATTAGAACTATTCAAATATTCAAACGATGAAATCAATACTGGTATCGAAGATATTGATATCATAAATGAAATGGATGCATATTCTATAGAATATATAGTTTCCTCCGGAACTGGTAATTATACAATCAATGAGATTGCTTTTCAAGGAGCTAATGTTTTATCATCCACGGCAAAAGGAACAGTACACGGTTGGAATTATCCAGCAAATACTTTAACGCTTACAAATATTTCTGGAGTATTTTCTAATACAGAAACTATTATAGGAAACTCTAGTAATGCTAGATACATATTACAAACATACGATCCTTTGAATTATTCGCAAAAAGAAAATTCTTGGGATAATAAAGTAATAGAAACTCAGGTAGATAATTTTATTGATACCTCTGAATCTAATCCATTTGGAGGATTATTTTGACAACATTAAGTAATTATTATAAAACTATTAGAAAAATTAATATTGCATTTGCTTCATTATTTAATAATATCGTTTTAATAAGACAAAATCCTAATAATACAGAAAATCAAAGATTTATTGTTCCCATAGAATATGGTGATGGCGAAAAATATGTAAAACGTTTAAGAGGAGATCCGGAATTACAGAAAAAAATTCAGATAGCACTTCCTAGAATGTCGTATGAAATGGTAGGATTTAATTATGATGCTTCTAGAAAATTAAATACTAATAACAAAAATTTTGCTTCTAGTCCGTCTGGTGGAGCAAATGCTCTTTCAATGTATAATCCAGTACCGTATGATTTTGGATTTTCATTGACAATTTATACTAGAAATGTCGAAGACGGAAATCAAATAATCGAACAAATAATTCCTTATTTTACTCCGGATTACTCAATGAAATTAAATCTTGTTCCGGAAATGGGAATATCCAAATCAGTTCCGATTGTTCTTAACGATGTTCAACAAATAATAGAATCTGATGGAGACTTCAATTCAGAAGTAAGAACAGTAATTTGGTCATTAAAATTTACAGTAAAAGCATTTATATTCGGTGCAATAAAAGATACTAAACTAATCGCAAATACAACTTTAAATATTTCAACCTCTACAGGAGTTTCTTCAAATTTCGATGGAGAAGGAGTTTGTTGTACAGGAGAAATCTCGAAATCATATACTGTACTTCCTAATGGATATGGAGATTATGGTAATAAAGAATTAGTATATCAAGGACAATCTTTGGATTATGCCTACGCGACAGGTAAAGTTCAATTGTGGGATGCAAACGCAAATACTATAATTATATCGGATGTTTGTGGTGATTTTAAATTAAATCAACCTATAATCGGTTCCGAAACACTATCTATACATATCCCAATTGCTCCATCGGTAAATACTGTAATAGCAATGAGAATAACAACAACCGCAGATCCCACAAACGCCAACGCAAATTCTTATTGGACAGCAAATACGATAGTAACAGAATACCCAAATACATAATACTATGACAAGTAAATTTGAAAAAAATATGGAAGAGTTCTTCGATGTAACTCCTGTAGAACCGTCTAATCTTCCCAAAAAAACATACGATTCAATTCCGCACGAAACTCTAGAATTAGATCTGAAAAAAGATTATGAAATTGCTAGAGAAAATATGCATGAATTGATAGAAAAAAGTAAAGATGCAATTGATGATATTCTAGCTATAGCAAGAGAATCGGAAAAAGGACGAGATTTTGAAGTTGCTGCTGGGCTATTAAAAAATACCATCGAAGCAAACGAAAGAATGATTGATCTCCACAAAAAAGTGAGAGAAATATCAAACTACAAACAAAAAGGTTCTTCTGATGGTCAAACAACAATCAAGAATGCACTATTTGTCGGTTCTACTTCGGAGCTATCGAAACTAGTAAAACAAATGAACGAAGATAATATTAAAGAGATAAATTAATATGACGGATTTGAGTGATAGCTACCGAGCGAATCCACTCTTAAAAAGATGTAATGTTCAATTAGAATATACTCAGGAGCAACTAGAGGAATATTTAAAATGTTCCCAAGATCCGATATATTTTATAGAAAATTACATGAAAATCATTCACGTTGATAGGGGTGTGATCCCTTTCAAGTTATATGATTTCCAAAGAGAGATGATCAAGACTATTTACGATAATCGTCGCGTTGTAGGCAGAATTGGTCGCCAATCTGGTAAAAGTCAAACTACTATAGGTTATGTTTTATGGTCATCTCTATTTAAAGATACACAAAATATTGTTATCCTTGCTAATAAAGGGTCATTGGCTAGGGATCTTCTTGATAGGTATCAAAGATCATACGAAAATCTGCCCATGTTCTTGCAACAAGGGGTAGTAGTGTGGAATAAAGGTAATATTGAATTAGAAAACGGATCGAAAGTAACCGCCGCCGCAACATCTTCATCAGCAGTGCGAGGCGGAAGTTATACCCATGTCATACTTGACGAATTCGCCCACGTTCATAATAATCTAGCCGAAGAATTCTTTACATCGGTATATCCAGTTATTTCTTCCGGCGAAAAAACAAAGATCACTATCATTAGTACTCCTAATGGTATGAATCTATTCTATAAAATCTTTACCGATGCAAAATCTGGAAAAAATGATTATTCATGTATCGACGTTCACTGGACTCAAGTTCCGGGAAGAGATGAGAAGTGGAAAGAAGAATTTATAAGAAATACTTCAGAAAGACAATTCGCACAAGAAATTGAATGTTCGTTCCTCGGTTCAACCAATACATTAATCTCTGGAGAAAAATTAGCTTGTCTTCCGTACAAAGAACCTATTGGCGAATATTCCAATATGACAATATACGAGCAACCTGTAAAAGAAACAATTGATGATTATACAGGAAAACCCATATCTGGAGATCATTTATATGCAATTACTGTAGATGTCTCGGAAGGAAAGAATTTAGACTATTCTGCATTTTCTGTGTTTGATATTTCAGCAATTCCATATAAACAAGTAGCAGTATATAGAAACAATAATATTTCTCCTATGGTATTACCAGCTATTGTCAAAGCATGTGCGGATTATTACAACACTGCACACGTTTTGGTGGAAATCAATAATAATCCACAAGTAGCAGACATATTACAAGAAGATTTGGGATATGAAAATGTTTTTAGGGTATCGTCGGGGAATAAAAAAGCTCAAACAATTTCATTAAGATCCGGTAAAACATTCTCTGGATTGAAGATGAGTCCTTTGGTTAAAAGAGTAGGATGTTCATCATTAAAAACATTAATAGAAAATGATAAACTAATCATTAATGATTTTGAAACTATTTCTGAACTAACTACATTTGTAGTAGATGGTCCAACATACAGAGCAGAAGAAGGTTGTAATGATGACATAGCAATGACT